GCCAATGCCGATATCCTCGTGAGCGGCTGGCGGTGGCGTCCGCACTGGTGGCGTTGGGGAATGTGATCGGGCTGAAATATACCGACGAATGGAACATTTCCAGCAACCTTTTCATGGTCTGCATTGCCGGGACAGGGACAGGCAAGGAGGCGGTTATGACCGCATTCGGGGAAATCCACCGGGCGACAAAGCTGGCACCGGCCATGCACGGCGCCATCAAGTCAGAGCAGGAAATCATCCGCAACCTGATCGACCACCAGGCGGCACTCTACAATATCGATGAAATCGGGCTGGTGCTGCGCAAGATTTACAATAGCTCGAAACATGGCGGTGCGAGCTACATGGAAGGCGTAATCAGCACTTTCATGAACGGATACGCCAAGGCCAATTCATTCATGATCGTGTCGGGCGATGTGAAGCGATCGATCAAAACGGCGCTGATCAAAGACATATCCGACATGCGCAGGAAGATTGACGAAAACGAGGATGACGACGGATCGATGCGGAGAAGGTTGCCGATTTTGGAAGAACGCATGCAGTCGATGGATATGGGGTTGGATCGGCCATTTATATCGATCATCGGATTTACCACGCCGATCGGATTTGACGAAATTGTGGACGAGGAAAACGCCACCAACGGGTTTATCGGCCGTTGCCTGATCATTCAGGAAAAGGAAACAAACCCGCGACCGAAAAAGAACTTTCGAGCGCAGCCAATGGACGAATTCATGCAGCAATCGTTGCTGCAACTGCGGGATGGCGGCATATACGATCAAAGCGAATGGCGGGTTGAATATTACGGCAAAAAGATCGTGATCGAGGACAGTAGGGAGGCACGCGAAATCCTTCCGGTCATCAACGATTGGTTTATCAATCACGCAGAAGAACACAAGTCAAAGACGGCGCTGGAAGGCTTGATCCGGCGCGGCTATGAGATGGTGCTGAAAATCAGTTTGATCCTGGCGGCACCGGAAGGCGTGCGGACAATCGAGCATGTTCGATGGGCATTTGCCTATGCGCAAGCCGACGTCAAGGCGCGTATTGCATTGGTGATTTCCAATGACCCGACGCGCGGCATTCAGGACCAGATATTCGCGAAAATCATGCGCCACATCGACAAGGACCAAGGCGAAAAATTCGGCACGATCTGCAACCGAATGCGCAAGGTCAAGCAGGAAGACGTAAAAACCATCCTTGAAAAAATGATGTCGCTTGGCCTTGTCGAGAAAAAGCAGGAAAAACATCCAGCCAACGGCAGGGCAGTCGAAAGATATTTTCTCAAATAGGATTGACGCGCGATTAGTTTTGTGGAAACATCCACAACGTTGAAAGAGAATGAGTGAGCTTGAAAGGAGCAAACTATGGGTATTATGGACACCGTTCATAAGCCGGGAGACCGGCCGATTATTGCGACGATCTGCGGCGATGCGGGCACGGGGAAAACCAGCCTTGCCGCCGCATTCCCCAAACCGATTTTCATTCGTGCGGAAGACGGATTGCAGGCAATTCCTGCAAATATCCGTCCTGATGCCTTCCCGATCCTCAAGAGCGGCGAGGACCTATGGGAACAGCTTATGGCTCTCCTCAAGGAGGATCACAGCTACCGAACGCTCGTGATCGACAGCGTTTCGACGTTGGAACGGATTTTCATCCAAGACGTGATGAACATCCCCGACAAGGACGGCAAATTGCCAAAAAGCCTGAATACGGCGCTTGGCGGATACGGTGCCGGCCGATCGGCGGTGGCGTCCATGCACCAGCGCGTCCGCAAGGCCGCTGGCTATCTCAATGAGCGCAAGGGCATGAACGTCATCTTCGTTGCCCATGCCGACGTCCAGACCATGCGCCTGCCGGATACCGACGACTACCAGCGGTATTCCCTGCGGCTGATGGAGACCAGCATGGCGCCTTACGTCGATGACGTCGATCTTGTCGGCTTTATCCGGCTGGTGTCATATGTTCGTGGCGAAGACGGCGAGCGCAAACGCGCCGTGTCCACTGGCGATCGAGAAATCGTCTGCCATTCCAGCGCGGCCAGCGTGTCGAAAAATCGCTATGGCATCGTTGACGCGATCGACGTCAATCAGGGCGAAAACCCGCTTGCCGATATCATTCCATCGATCAACGGCGCAGCCAAGCCCGCGACCGCCAAGACCGATCCGAAAAAGGCGCCGGCCAAGGCCGTTACCGAAGAACCCGCAATTGAAAAGGAGACAGCACAATGAGCTTTTGGCAACTTGAAGATGGCAGCGATGTCAAGGATGTCGGCACCGATTACGAGATGCCAGGCGGCAATTTCGTCACCATTCCGGAAGGATCGAGCGTCAAGGCGTTGATCGATACTGTCGGATGGAAAAAGCAGGGTGAAGCCGGCGATGAATTCATCGGCATCACATGGTCGATCCTTGAACCGGACGAATTCAAGAACCGGAAGATCAATCAAAAGCTTTGGGTCGATGACATGGACCCGTCTGTTGCCGATCCGGACAAGGCCAAGAAAAAGCGCGACCGCGCGCGGCGGATGCTGGCGGCGATCGATGCCAATGCTGGCGGCAAGCTCACGGCCAAGGCCGCGCGGCCGACAGACGAAGAACTGCAAAAGCACCTGACCAATAAAATCATGGTGATTTCGCTTGGCGTCGTCGCATACAAGGACCGGGAAAGCGGCGCCGATCGTTCATCGAACTGGGTGCGGGCGATTTCCAGCAAGTCGAAGGAAGTCCACATCACCGACGCGCCCTTGCCCAAGGCAACTGATGATCGGCGCCCGGCGGCCGGTTCCGGCGGCTTCACACGCGACATGGATGATGACATTCCCTTCTGATCTGACGGTTTACGGCCTAACGATATAAAACCGATGGCGGGTTTCGGCCCGTCATCATCAACCAAGCGAGGGGAATTAAATGACCGAGCACCACGAGGAACAACGATCGGCGGAATGGTTCGAACTGCGAAAGGGGCGCGTGACAGGTTCGTCTGTCGGCGCCATCCTTGGGCTTGATCCGTGGAGGACGCGCGACGATGTTATGCGGATGATGGTGCGCCAGCATTTTGGCGCCGAACGCGAATTTGACGGAAATATCGCAACCGAATACGGCACGAACAATGAGGCCGGCGCCAAGGTCGATTTCCAGATGGAAACCGGACTTTACGTTGTCGATTGCGGGTTTTTCACATTCGAGGACTGGCTTGGCGCAAGCCCGGATGGCTTGATCAGCGATCATGCCTTGCTCGAAATCAAATGCCCATTTTCCAGGCGGAAGGACGAAAAGCCCGCTTTCAAGTCCTTTGTCGATCAAGGGCATTATTACGCGCAGATGCAAACGCAGATGTTTTGCACCGGCCGCGAGATGACCTATTTCTATCAATGGGCGCCAAATGGATCGATGCTTGAAGAAGTGCTTTATGATCCGTTGTGGATTGCCGAGAACGTGCCCAGGCTGGCGCAATTCTATGCCGAATATCTGGACGAACTGAACGATCCGGCCAAGCACCTTGAACCGTTGCGCGTGGTCATTGATACGCCGCAAGCGCACAAGATGGCGGCCGAATTTGATGAGCTTGCCGAGCAGATCGAACGCGCCACCGAGCGCAAGAATGATTTGCTTGCCGAAATGGTAGCTCTGGCAAAAGATAACGACGCCATGTTTGCCGGTCGCAAACTGACCAAGATCGAAAAAGAAGGCGCCATTTCCTACAGCAAGGCCATCAAGGAACTTGCGCCAAACGCCGACCTCGAAAAGTGGCGCGGCAAGCCGTCAACATATTGGAAAATGGGATGAGGTGATGAAGAAGACAGAAACATATCAAAGCGACGACGGGACACTTCATTCGACGGCTGAAAGAGCCGCCGCATCTGATCTGGTTTTTCATCTGCCCAAAAGGCACCCTCCCGGAACTTCCGGAGCGATGAATAGCGTTGAAAAGGTGATCTCGTTTAGCGAGGCCGTGGCGCTGATCGACAACATCGATACTGTCGAACGTGTATTCAGGCTATATCGTCAATTCAAAGCACCGGGGGTGTGATGGCGCGAAGAAGCGAAATTGTTGATCTGAATATGTTCGTCCATCACGAGACGGAACGCGCCATCCTTGCTTCTGACGACGGCGATAGCACGCATGCGCAGTGGTTCCCGCTCAGTATGGTCGAAGTCGTCAAGGTCGTCGGCCCAAAGCCATATTGGATCGTGAGCATGCCCGAATGGCTTGCGATCTAAAAGAAGCTTGTATAACATCCATCCAACGCGGCTAGAACGGCCATTCGAAAAGGGTCTTCGCTGAACCCCTGCCGCGTTCCATTCTCAGCGCACCTTAGCGAGGTTCCATTGTCATTTAAATTGCGACCATACCAGCAAGACGCAGCGGACGCGGCGATTGCGTGGATGAAAAGATCGGCGGAACCGTGCATGATCGACGCGGCGACTGGTGCCGGAAAGTCAATGATAATTGCCGAGATCGCCCGCGTCATCCACGGCATGACCGGAAAGCGCGTGCTTGTCACGGCCCCGACCAAGGAACTTGTCGTTCAGGACCGGAATAAGTACCTGGCGACCGGAAATCCGGCGTCGATGTTTTCGGCCGGTGCTGGTGAAAAGTCTTTACGTCATCCCGTCGTGTTCGGATCGCCATTGACCATTCGCAATCGGATTTCATCGTTCAAGCATAATTTCGCGCTTGTCATTCCAGATGAATGCGACCTTCTGACGCCGACGCTCCTATCGATCGTTGACGCCATGCGCGAAGGCAACCCGAACCTGCGGGTTTGCGGGTTGACGGCCACGCCATACCGACTTGGAAGCGGCTATATCTTTCGCGAGTGGCCGGACGGTCGCGTTAATGGCGCCGACAGATCACGCGACCCGTTCTTTCGTCGTTGCGTTTACCAGATCCACGCTCGCGAGCTTATCAGCCAGGGATATCTTTCGCCGCCCATTGTTGGCGCAACCGGCGTTGACGGTTACGATACAGGCGCGATGCAAGTCAATGCGCAAGGCAAGTTTTCGTCAGAAGATGTTGACCGAGCCTATCATGGGCATGGACGAAAGACGGCTGCAATTGTTCACGATATTGTCGACCGATCACGCGGCAGGAATGGCGTCCTGATTTATGCCGCGACCGTGCGCCATGCCCAAGAGGTGCTTGCCAGCTTGCCGCCTGAATTGTCTGGCATCATCACGGGCGAAACATCCGACCGCGACGACGTGCTGAATGGCCTGAAATCCATGCGGCTGAAATATGTCGTCAATGTCGGGGTTTTGACGGTTGGTGTTGACGTTCCGCATGTCGATGTTATCGCCGTCCTGCGCAAGACGGAAAGCGTTCGATTGCTGCAACAGATCATCGGGCGAGGCCTTCGTACTTATGAGGGCAAGACAGATTGCCTCTATCTCGATTACACCACCAACATGGCGGATCATGCGCCGGACGGAGATTTGTTTTCGCCCGAAATCAAGGCCAAGGGCGCCAAGATCGATGGCAAGCCGCTCAAGTGCCTTTGCCCTGATTGCGGCTATGAAAACGAATTCAGTCTCAACCCCGATTACGAAGAATACCAGATCGACGAAAACGGCTATTGCCTGGACGTTTTCGGCGCTCGCATCGAGACAGACTATGGGCCGCTGGCGGCGCACTATGGCAGGCGATGCATGGGCTATGTCGATAGCGGGACCGAGCGCGGCAAGCTTGATCGGTGCGGCTATTATTGGACCTCGAAAATATGCGAGGAATGCAACGCGCCGAACGATATTGCCGCCAGGTATTGTCGGGAGTGCCGCGCCGAGATCGTCGACCCGAATGCCAAGCTTATTGGAGAATTCAAGGCTATGAAGCGCGATCCGACACGTCCGCAATGTGATGAGGTCACGTCGATGACGTGCCGTGAAAGCATCAGCCAAAAGGGGAACAAGACCTTGCGCGTTGATTGGGTGACGCCGTTTCGCCAGTTCGCAACGTGGCTGTCACCTGACCATAAGGGACACATGCAACAAGAGGCACACAAGCGTTTCATGGCGGCCACCAATGGCGGCGTCGAAATGCCTAAATCGATCGCCTATGTCAAGGATATCGAAAGCGGCTTCTTTCGCATCATGGGCTACAATTGGGCCATCGACGAGGCGCCAGAAGAACGCCAGCCCCTCAAGAAATCAGCTTGACTTTTTAGCCTATGGCTATATCTTGACGTGATCGAAACCCCGCAAAAGGACGAAATGATATGAGCCAGAAACTCGGATATAAAATTCGTTATCACGTCGTGACCGTCACGGAAGGTGGCGCCGATTTCGATGACTTCGATACAATCGCGTCTCTTGTCCGGTTTTTTAGGGAAATGACTGACGCCGACGTCGTCAAATTGGCAAGGGCCCAACTTGGTGATGAATTCACTGTAGACGGATGTTCTCGCGGTTATGTCTTGAAGGCGACGAACTCATGACCCACAAAGCCGCAATTGACGCGCTCCGGCGCTATGTCGAGACAGATGAAACTGCCCGCGCAATTGTGCGGGAATGGGATCGGGATGACCTAAAAGATAGGCTCAGCAGTGCAAGATATCATCAGCATTGGGCCAAGAGATTTCTCGAATTCTCAGAGCAGATCGGCGATGGGTATTTTAATATGGCGTCCCGCAACTACCGCCGCGCCCGCGAATTGATGGGGATTGAGTGATGAAAGCTGAAATCAGCAAAATCGCGATTGTCCTGATCGTGTCGGCGGCGATCTATTTCATTCTGAAATTTTCGTTCGAATATTTTGGCTATGAAGTCGATGCGTCAAGCGCGTCATTCTGGTTCGGGCTTTTGTTCGGATGCTTTTCGCCACCATATCATATCGGAAAAAGATCATGACCGTCTGCCTTCATTGCAATTTGCCGTGCCGGCTGACAACGGGAAAGAAAATTTACCCGCACCGCAAAGACCTATGGGAAAAGCCTATATGGGAATGTTCGTTTTGCGATGCCTATGTCGGTTGCCACCCAGGCACAAAGGACGCGCTCGGCTTTGCGGCTGACTACCAGACCCGGCAAGCCAGAATGAAGTTGCACAACGAAATGCTAGATCCGATCTGGCGTAACTCCAAAGGCGTCAAACGCAACAGAAGAACCGTATATGCGTATCTTTCGCGCGTCATGGGGTTGCCGCCGGAAGAAACGCACACGGGAATGTGGACCGTCGAACAATGCCGCCAAGCGTGGCAAGCTTTGTCCGGCAAGACGATGAAAGATATCAAGGAGGGTATGAAGCCATGAACCTCAAAGACTGCCCGGTGCCGATTTATGGGGATGTCAACTGGCGGGGACGATGCCCGGAAGAAAGCCATGAGCAAATGTCTTTCTTCAACCGGCTGCGCAAGGAATATCCCGACAGTTATGGCCTGATTGCACTTCACCCGCGTAACGAAGGCCTCAAAGAGCGCGGCCAGTTTTCGGCCGTCATTCGCCATGCGGCCGAAGGGATGACGGCCGGCGCGGCAGATATCATCATCCCCGGCAAGGTGACATTCGTCTGCGAGATGAAGCGCCAGAACCACGTCAAGAGCGCATGGCAAGACGGCCAACGCGAATACCTCGCCGTCGCACAATCGGCCGGTGCCTTCGCCTGCATCGCCCTCGGTGCCGTCGCAGCCTGGCAAGCATTCGAGGAATGGCGGGATAGCGCATGATCTATGGATCGGTCAGTTCTGGCATTGAAGCTGCGACAATGGCTTGGCATCCGCTTGAATGGAAACCCGCTTTCTTTTCGGAGATTGCGGCGTTTCCGTCTGCGGTTTTGAAGCATCATTATCCTGATATCGTCAATCACGGCGACATGACCACATTTGAGGAATGGCCTGATTATGGACTTGATATCCTTGTTGGGGGAACTC